GATCGTATCGAAGATCAAAACAGAGAGATGCAAGATGATGTCAGAGACATGATCGACAAAGCATCTGAGCGATTTGACACAAAGAGAGAAAGTCTACAAACTGACACTGAACTGAAGATTAACGCATTAGAAGATAGATTAAATAAAAAAATACAAAATGTATTAGACAATCCTCTCGCAGATTAGGAGTAAATCATGCGGGTACATGTTACGTTTACAAACGGATCTTCGTTATTCGGGCATATGAAAATTTCATCCAATCACACATTAGGCGATGTGTTGAATGATGGTTCAAAATTTATAGAGTTCCAACGCCCCAGTGGAACACCAGTACAATTGAACAAAAATGCGATCGCATATATTGTAGAATCTCCTGATGAAGACTTATAGCAAAAAGTTTTTGATAGTTTGTTCTATGGGTTTAATTGTTGGTCTTATTTTAGGGGAAATATATGTATTATTTAGTTCACACTCATTATAACGGGCACACAGTGCACGAACATAAATATATGACGATTGACGAAGCATTCGTCGATTACAACTCATATACGCTTTCTGGTCTGAAAGAAGGCACACCCTACCAATGTAAGAAGACGATGTACATTGTAGACGGTGGTCTTTACTTTGAGTATGTTGGAAAAGCATATCGGGGACCACCCGCTGATTAAAAAGGTATAGATAGTATAAACAAACAAGGAGTTTAACAAATGGATTTAGTAATTGAATTAGTAACAACCTTCTGGCAGTGGGCAATCCTTGCTGTGTTGGTAGGTGTAGGTTTTGTAGTCAGTCACTTTGACGGGCAAGGCGAACTACGTGTAGGGTTTACTTACAAGAATATGCCTAAGATGTCACCGTTACCTATCGCCACAAAAGACAAAGGATTCTTCAAGGGAGTCTGGATGTGGTTGATGGGTTCGCGCCATTGGGAAATCGTAGAAGACTGGCATTATGAGTTAGATGGCACCAAGTTTGTTGTTCCTGCAGGATTTCAGTTTGATGGTGCATCAGTGCCTAAGTTTCTCGCAACGTTCTTATCACCCGTTGGTGTGTTGTTGATGGGCGGATTGGTACACGACTATGCTTACAAGTATGCGGGATTGAAAACAGCAGGAACTAAGAAAGAACAGAAGTTAGAATGGAACTTAGATCAAAAGATGGCAGACGAATTGTTCCGTGATATCTGTATTGAAGTCAACGGTTTCAAAGTACTGAACTATCTCGCATACTGGTCGCTCCGTCTTGCTGGTTTCGTAGCATGGAATGGTCATCGTGACCGCGATCAATTTGATCTCAAAGGTAAGAGGATTGTACCATGATTGAAGTAGCAAAAGTATACGCAAAGAAATTGTGGAGTGAACGCTCCACGTGGGACGGTGTAGTTATCACAGGTGTATGTGGTGCTATCGTACTGTTTGGTGGCATTGTTAAACTAGCAGCATGGGCAGGTCTTGCTTACGGTTTATGGACATTATTTAAATCTGAAGGGTAAATTTATGCATGAATATAAATGCAGAATTAAAAAAGTTGTTGATGGTGATACCGTCGATGTTGACATTGATCTTGGTTTTGGTATTTGGTACCTTAATCAGCGTATTCGCCTTCACGGGATTGATACTCCTGAGTCTCGTACACGAGATAAAGTTGAAAAAAAATACGGGTTGGCGGCAAAACAATTTCTCAAAGCACACCTCGGAAAAGAATGTACAATGAGAACTCACCAAGACAAGAAGGGTAAATTCGGAAGAATTCTTGGAGAGTTTATTGGTTATGACGCAACTACTGATTCTTGGAGGTCTATTAATCAATTATTGATTGAACAACATCATGCAGTAGCTTACCACGGTCAAAGCAAAGACGACATTGAAGAAGAACACATAAAGAATAGAGAACATGTCGTACTCTGAACAAGTGATGGATCATTACAAGAATCCTCGTAATGTGGGAAGCCTAGATAAAGAAGCAGAAGACGTAGGATCCGGAATGGTTGGCGCTCCTGCTTGTGGTGATGTAATGCTTTTACAAATACAAGTGAGTGATGATGGAATTATCGAAGATGCTCGGTTTAAAACCTACGGATGCGGAAGTGCTATCGCTTCTTCCTCCCTCCTTACCGAATGGGTTAAAGGTCGCAGTCTTGATGAAGCTGGGAGTATTACCAACTCCGACATCGCAGAAGAACTCGCATTACCACCAGTCAAAATCCACTGTAGTGTGCTTGCAGAAGATGCGATCAAAGCTGCGATAAAAGATTATAGGATGAAACATGAAGCTATTCGAGACACTCAGTGAAGATACATTTACTTTATTTGCCGCAAGACATTTCTATAATCCAACATGTATAGACGCAGAGGAATTCTACGAAGATATTAAACGATTCAAATACGTAAAAAGGTTGCTCAATCGATACATTGATCAAGGCGCCTTAGCAGAAAGACTTATTTTAAACCATTTGGTTGTCATATTCAATGTTTTCACTATTCCTGCTGGGTTGAAGATGCTCGAGTACAAATTGGAAGAGAAACACTGGCCTGTTGTAAAACCGTTTTTAATCAAACTTTCAATTATCGAGAATAATAAATATACTGGTATAACAATGGATCAACACGTTGTTGACAAACTAAGGAAGATTTGATGTCATTACTAACAAGAGCTGGAGATTTAGTTTATACTTTCCGCTTTATCAAACTCTTGGTCACTAGTTGGGCAGACACAGACGCCTTTAAACTCGGCATCATTGACAACGAAGGTAAAAGAATTAAGTCTAAAAAAATAGAATCCTCTCAAGAGAAATCTGCCTACACTACTTTTCACCGTTTAGTTTATAACATCAAAAGGCTTCTACAAAAAGCTCCTGGAGGAGGTAGTAAGCTGGCATCCTATATCTCTGCCTTATTTCTTATTAAAGAACATTTTGGCATAGAAGAAAATAATATGGAAAAGATTCTCAAAGAATCTGGCTTAGACTTCGCTGATCTGTTACAAGAACAACACGCTTGGTATTTGTTGCCTGACAATCAATTGTCCCCTGGAGTTTATAAAATTCTCAACGACAAACTCCTATCAGATTCTCTACAAGAGTTGGCGTTTTCGAAAGATAAAATTCGAATAGCCGAAGATTGTTTTCCGATTGATGATATTTTTGGTATAAACATTTATGAAGGAATTCATATCGCCACGAACCAAAAGATTCACTTCACAATTGGCGAGATCTATAAATGAGCACCGCTAATTTTAAAGCCTTTCAAATTACCGAAGACATAAAGAGAAGTCAAAAGGCGTTAAAATCTCATATCGAACGTTCTCTCAAACTAAAGGGAATAAAAATTACAGGTTCTGGTAGAGGTGGATTACAAACACGATTCCCGTTTCCTATTCCAGAAAAAGAATGGCCAAAGTATTTTGCTGCTATTGGGGTTAAAGTTAGTGACTATCCTGGACAAAGTTTGTCAGGTAAATTTTTCACCTATCAATTGACTGCAACAAAAAATGTCGGTGGAGCTAAAAAAGGTACTACTCTCCCTTGGGTGAATAACTACACAGGTAAGACTGCTGGTGGTGGGCAGCTGTTTGGCAATAAAGAACTGACTCCAGACACTCTAGGTCTCGCAGGTAAGACTCTTGACACTAAAAAGATAATCACTGCAGTCTCTAAAAAATTGAATGACAAATACGAGAAACCTATAACTGATTCTCTCATACGTTTGCTTAAGCTTTCTGATACTAAGAAAACTGCAGTCTCTCTTGATCCTAAGATGTCATTTAAAACAACAGACCTTGCTAAAATATCTGCTGACTTTGGTGAGATAATGGCTGCTGTTTGGGCGCAGAATGCGCTTCGGTTTCGTGCAGCATATTTTCCAACAGCTTCAAACGAGCCATTAATAGATTTCTATGGTGTAAGAGCAGGTATACAGTATCCTGTTTCGGTTAAGTCTGGTGGCGGTGGTAAAGTAACTGTACAGAATATTATTAATTCGATTGAAAACCGAGCTAAGACAGCCAGTCGGGTCGACCTTTCTGCCGAGAAATCTCTTGGCATATTTAAAATTGTCAACGATAACCCAATGAAACAAGGCATGATAAAACTACATGTCTTTATGAACACCAAAGGGATAAAGAAACTTTCAGATATTACCGGTATACCTGTTAAACAAATTGACCTTGACAAGCTGAAGAGCTGGGTTTCTGATAAGGATTCTGCAGAACTTAAAGCCAAACTGCAACCGTTTTGGGATGTCTTAAATATGAAGTTGACTGATAGAATTATCGAAGGTCCAGATAAACTTCGATTGATAATATCGCCTCTTGGCGAATCTATCTGGAAAATACTTAATGATAGTAAAGAAATAAAAAACTCTTTGACTAATGTTGCGAAACAAGTTGCGTTGATACAGGTTAATGTTGACGCGACAAACAAACAGATCACATTTAAAAGTAACTTTTTTAGAGACGCAGACTTTGAGTTTGGTTGGGCTGGCTATGCTGGTGGTAACAAACTTGGATTTAAGATGTCTCTTAAGAAATAGGATAAAAAATGAAAACCTTTAAACAGATGTTTGACGAAGAAATGACTACTGCAGCCGATGCTGGTATTCCTGCAGACACTAAAGACATGGGTCCAAAGAAGAAAAAGAAATATAAAGTTTTGACTCGTGGTTATATTGAAGTTGCCGGTAAAAGGAAAAGAGTCTCTAAATGATGTATTTGAAATTGATCTTTCTCTTCGCAGTTATTTCTGCAGTTGGAGGAGGCTACGCATATCACACCACGACTGTTGCAAAGTATCAAGCAACTGTTTCTAAACTCGAAGCCAATAACAAGACGCTCAAAGACAACAATGTGACTTTAACTGAAGTCGCAGAGAAAAACGCACAAGCCATTAAAAATATGGAAGCGCAGCAAGTACAAGAGCGCGCCCAGATATTAGAGCTCTCTAGTCGAGCACAAGCGCTAGAAGCCGAGAAAAAGAATTATATGAAGATCTTTAAAGATCATAATATTACTCGACTGGCTCGAGCCAAGCCTGGATTAATTGAAAAACGTATCAACAGTGGAACAGCCAAAGTGTTTCGACAAATGGAAGAAGATAGCAAAGAGGTGCAAAAGGCAGATGAATGATGACAATGATGAAATTTTTGAAGAACATTCTCAGACAGAAATTTCTGAGAAACACAAAAAATCTATGAATGGTCCTATCAATAAAACCTACACTATCTGCGACATTCATAGACAAATGTACAGAATGGTAAATAAAATACATAATGACAAAGCAACAATGACACAAAAAGACATTGATCAATTCAATTATCTTATGGAACGCGCCTATCACTTTGCCAAAAAAATGAACTATAAACTGAGACAATACAAAGGCGGATATGACGATGGGTGGTATGCTAATGAAGCGAAGCAACATAAAGAATGGTCACAGGAACTGAGAAATAAAAAATGAAAGTGTTATTACTATCGGTGTTTCTGCTATCAAGTTGCACGTGGATTCCTAAGTTCAAAGACGAACAGCCTCCTTTTGTTGCGCCTGAGCCTATAGTCATCAAAGAGATTGAGACTGTTCCTCTTCGAATCTATCAACCACCTCTTCCAGGAGCTATCGATCTTCTGGATGTTAATTTCTTTGTCATAACTGAAGAGAATCTAGAAGAACAAATGAAACTTATTGAGAAGATAATGGACGGTCAGTTTGTTGTCTTTGCTTTGTTGCCTGACGGGTATGAAAAAATGGCAGAGAACTTCCAAGAAGTGCGACGCTATATAAGACAACAGAAAGAATTAATTGTCTATTATCGTAATGCCACCAGTGAAAGTGAAGGCACCACTGCCGAAGACTGGGCCGAAAAAAATAAACCCTTGGTAAAGCCTGAAAAATAATATATAATAGTTCCACCTAAAAATTATAACCCCTTGACGAATGAGGAGCGCATTTATATGCCCAGCAATTATCTACCAACCAGTTACCAAGAATTTATACACCTATCCCGATACAGCCGATGGCTGGAAAAAGAAGGGCGAAGAGAAACGTGGGAAGAGACAATTGGAAGATACTTTAATTTTTTTACAGAACATCTTGAAGAAGTATGCAGTTACAAAATGCCTAAGAAATTAAGAGAAGAGTTAGAAGAAGCAGTACTCTCCCAACGAGTAATGCCTTCTATGCGTTGTCTGATGACCGCAGGTGAAGCGCTCAAACGCGAGAATATTTCTGGCTACAACTGTTCTTATATCGCAGTTGATAAACCTTCCTCGTTTGACGAAATCCTTTATGTATTAATGAATGGAACTGGTGTAGGATTCTCTGTTGAGCGTCAACACGTTTCTCAATTACCCGTTGTTGCCGATGATTTTCACGACACAGATACTACCATCGTCGTAGGCGATAGTAAATTGGGTTGGGCAAAGGCGTTTAAAGAACTGGTTGGTATGTTGTATGTTGGTCAAGTTCCACAATGGGATATGAGCAAAGTTCGACCTGCAGGCGCGCCACTTAAGACTTTCGGTGGAAGAGCTTCTGGCCCTGAGCCTCTAGAGTCTCTTTTTACTTTCTGTGTTGAAACCTTCAAGTCTGGCGCTGGTCGCAGGTTGACTTCAGTAGAGTGTCACGACATTGTGTGCAAAGTTGCAGAGATCGTAGTGGTTGGTGGTGTTCGTAGAAGCGCTTTAATCAGCCTCTCGAACCTCTCCGACGATCGTATGCGGCATGCCAAAGCAGGTCAGTGGTGGAACGACTACGGCCATAGAGCACTTGCTAACAACAGTGCAGCCTATACAGAGAAACCCGACATTGGTATCTTTATGGATGAGTGGAAGGCGCTCTACGACTCTAAGAGCGGCGAACGAGGTATTTTTAATCGACAGTCTGCCAATATGATGGCAGAGAAATCTGGGCGCCGCGAGGTGGGCTCTTATGAATTTGGCACCAACCCTTGTTCTGAGATCATTCTTCGCTCTCGTGAATTCTGTAACCTATCAGAGGTTGTAGTGCGCGCGGTGGACACTCGCGAGACTTTACTTGAGAAAGTAAGGCTAGCGACTATCCTAGGAACGTATCAATCATCTCTGGTAAACTTCAAATATATCTCTAAACAGTGGAAGAAAAACTGTGAAGAGGAACGCTTGCTTGGTGTGTCCATGACTGGTATCATGGACAACAAGTACACTAATGGTAAAATTGGTGACCTACCGTCACTTCTTGACGAGTTGCGTGAAGAAGCAGTAAAGGTCAATGCTGAAATGTCTAAAAAACTAGGTATAAACCAATCAGTAGCAATCACTTGTGTTAAGCCTTCAGGCACCGTCTCACAATTAGTGGACGCTGCGTCTGGTATTCATGCTCGTCATAATCCGTTTTATATTCGAACAGTAAGAGGAGATAAAAAAGACCCGTTGACCCAGTTCATGGTCGACCGAGGATTCCCTGTTGAAGACGACTCAATGAATCCTTCTCATACTTCTGTTTTTTCTTTCCCCGTCAAGGTAGACAAAGGTGCAGTATTCCGCACCGATATGACTGCTATTGAACAGTTAGAAATGTGGTTGATCTATCAGAAACATTGGTGTGAACACAAGCCTTCTGTTACCATTTCAGTTAAAGAACACGAGTGGATGGAAGTCGGCGCTTGGACATATAAGAACTTTGATTTTATGTCAGGTGTATCGTTTCTACCTTTCTCTGAACACAGCTATAAACAAGCGCCATATCAAGACTGTTCTGAGTCTGAGTATAAAGAAATGCTATTGCGCATGCCAAAAAATATCGATTGGTCTGAATTATCAGAATATGAAATTTCTGATATGACTGTCGGTTCCCAAGAACTCGCCTGTGCTGCAGGCTTTTGCGAGATACAATAATGGAAGAATTTAAATATACCTTAGAATGCCCTTCTTGTGAAGTAAACACAACCCTAGAAGTTACGGGCGAAGATGAGTTTCCTACTTTCTGTCCTATGTGTGGAGAAGACGTTAACGAAGAATGGACAATTATTGAATGACTATATAATTCTATGGACTGGTATTTTGAAGACAAATTGTTTGCACCTACTGAAGAAGAGTTGTCTGTATGGCAAGGGTTTGTTTATGAGATAGAAGAAATTGATACCGGAATGAAATATATCGGCAAAAAATACTTTTGGAAACCTAAGATTCTTCCAGTCACAAAAACTCGAAAAAGGAGAAAGAAAACTCTTGTCGAGAGTGACTGGAAAGATTATTTCGGCTCTAACAAACTACTCAAAGAAAATGTTTCGGCAAAAAGTGTTTTTAATTACAACAGAAAAATAATTAGACTTTGTGAAACTAAAGGCGAATGTTCTTATTACGAAGCGTTATACCAATTTCAGTATTCGGTTATATTGAGAGAAGATTATTATAACGAATATATCCAATGTAGGATACACTCAAAACATCTAAAAAGCTAAATATTATGACAGTAGGACAATATTATGTACACTAAACGAGTTCGCGAAATTTATGAAGTTTTCGAAGAATTTTCAAACGCCAAAGCGAGAAAAGATAAGATAAATGTGTTACAAAAATATTCATCAGTTTCTTTGAGAGACGTTCTGCGCGGAATCTTTGACGACAGGGTACAGTGGAACCTTCCTTCAGGAACACCACCATATACTGCCAGTCACGCAGAGTCGACCCCTTCGTCCCTGCTCAAACAACATCTTAAATTTCAATACCTTGTCAAAGGTATTAAAGTTGCTGACGGCCTCCCTTCATTTAAACGAGAAAAACTTTTCATCGATATGTTGGAGGTTGTGCATCCGGAGGACGCTAAAATTTTAGTGTCTATGATTAACAAAAAATCCCCCGTGAAAGGATTGACGAAAAAAATAGTACAGGAGGCTTACCCAAACTTAATCCCAAATTGATTATGCACATTCCAAATCGATAACAAGGAGACTTGCCTATGGTGACAAATCAAATAGAACGTTTAAAGAAAGACTCTAGGGAACTTGGAAATTATATCCATAAGTTAAATAAAAAAGGGAAACAAGAAGCAGCGTATAAAATGATCAAGAAACAGGCATTCTTAGACGCTGCAATAAATCAAGTCACGAGGGGGTGATCCTAATCTAACGGATCCCCTAGGGGATCCACTTTAGGATACGGTATAAGGAATAAAAGTGCCAACATACGATATGAGAAATGTTACGACAGGTGAGGTGAAGGAAATGATCATCCCTTGGTCGAAAAAGAAAGAAATGCTCGAATCAGGAGAATGGGAATCAGTTCATTTAAAAATGGCGCCAATTGTTACCCACACAGGCAATATTATTAATAAAACGTCTGGCGACTGGAAAGACCTTTTAAAGAAAATTAAAGAAGGGTCTGGAGGTAACAGCGGCTTAACTGCGGAACAAAAACGAAAACACGGCTTAGTCGACAATTCTATTAACGTATGAGAAAACAATCTCAACAAATGCCGGTTATGCGCACAGGCATGCCCGATATGAAGATCCGCTCGGATCAGTTAGCAACTATCGAACCTATTACACCACATCAAGAAGACGCTTGGAAAGGTTGGCGAGAGGGTGATCATCTTGCTTTAACTGGCACTGCGGGCACCGGTAAAACTTTCCTCGGCATGTATCTCGCGCTCGAAGAGGTGATGGACAAAAGCACACCGTTTGAAACACTACACATCATTCGAAGTGTGGTGCCGACCCGAGAGATCGGGTATCTTCCTGGAAGCGTCGAAGAAAAACTTAATGCTTATACTGGTCCATATCGAGCTGCAGCCACTGAGCTATTTAATGATCCTAAAGCATATGATAAATTGGTGCATAACAATTACATCACGTTTGAGTCTACTTCATATATTAGAGGGGTAACTTACGACAGCAGTATTATTTTAGTTGACGAGATGCAGAACCTTAACTTTCATGAGCTAGATTCTGTCATTACACGAGTGGGTCAAGCTACCAAAATTATATTCAGTGGTGACTACTACCAGAGCGATTTCAAACAAGAGAAAGACAAAACTGGCGTTAATCAATTTCTTAGTATCTTAGACAACATGAAGAGTTTTACTCACGTGCAGTTTGGGTGGGAAGATATTGTAAGGTCTGATTTTGTTCGCGACTATATTATGACTAAAGAATGGATGGGAATTAAATGACATGGAAGCTATAATAGTTGGTCATGGCCCCAGCATACTTCGTAAACAATATGGCAAATACATTGATTCGTTCAAATATGTTATAAGACAAAAAGCCAACTCTATCAAATATGTCAAAGAAAAACCTGAATGGTATGGTACCAAGACCACCGCTGTTGGAGGTTCTCCGCATCAGTATAAAAAATTGTCAAAATTAAAAGGCGTGGAGAAATGGGTTTACATTGACAGTCGTCATGAATCTCAAAACTATGATACCGAGTACAATAGCGAAACTGTTAAATGTAATCAGGAGCTCTGTCGTCATTGGAATCAAACTTTTCGAGATATGAGGACAGACGATTGGTCAAGGAACCCTCAAGAATCTCAAAAGTATTCGCACCCAACCCTAGGACACAATCATATGTCCTCTGGGACACATACAATTCTTTACACCTGTCATTACCTTCGACCTTCTAAGATTTATCTCCTCGGATATGACAATGTGCGCAGCGGTAAGTTTGGTTGGTCTGTCACAAGAGGCAAGGATTGGAAAAATTACGGAGATCATAGATATGATGTAGAGCAAAAAATGTTACCTCTTTTCGAAAAAGAATTTAACACGAAAATAGTATTTGTAGAATGAAAGTTTTTATTGGTTACGATCCCAGAGAAGATGAAGCGTATCAGGTTGCACGAGCATCGATATTAAATCATTCTACAGAAGTCGAAATTATCCCTCTTGTGCGATCTGAGTTGATAGACAAAGGTATATTTCGTCGACAACACGATCTTAAAGCATCAACCGAATTCACAATGACTCGATTCCTTGTTCCTTTTCTCAGCGACTATAAAGGATATTCTCTTTTTGTTGATTGTGATATTTTATGTAACGCTAATGTTTTAAAAATCTTGGATAACATAGACGAATCTTGTGATGTTAGTTGTGTACAACACGACTATAACCCCAAAGGCGAATTTAAGATGGACGGTAAACAACAGCATGTTTATCCAAGAAAAAATTGGTCATCAGTTATGCTCTATAATAATCGTGCGTGTTGGAAACTAACTCCAGAGATGGTTAATATTGTCGATCCTTCTTACTTACATCAAATGAGATGGGCAGATAAAATTGGCTCTATTGACCACACTTGGAACTATTTGTCTGGATACTATTTCGATATAGATAAACCAAACATTATTCATTATACAGACGGCGGACCATGGTTTCCTGAATATGAGAACTGTGACTTTGCTGAAGAGTGGATACAAGAAGCAAAACAACTTAAGGAAAATCAATGAACAGAGAAGAAATTTTCGAAACACTAAAAGTAGACGAAGGCGTCAAATATGAGATTTACAACGACCACTTGGGATATGCCACGTTTGGGGTCGGACATCTTGTGCTCGAAACAGATCCTGAGCATGGGTCCGATATTGGAACGCCAGTATCAGAAGAAAGAGTCAAAGAATGCTTCGAAAAAGACCTTAGCACCGCTATCGAAGAGTGTTACGCTTTATACGGAGAAGGGACTTTTGACGAATTCCCCGATACAGTGCAACAAGTCGTGGTCAACATGATGTTCAATATGGGTAGAACTAGACTGAGCAAGTTTAAAAAATTCACAGCTGCGTTAGAAAACGGTGATTGGAAAACAGCAGCGCTTGAAGGACGCGATTCGAAGTGGTATAATCAAGTAACTAATCGCGCAGAAAGACTGATGTCTCGTATGGAGAATGTATAATGGCAAAGGGAGGAAGCGCAAACACTAACAAGGTAGAGCATGCTCCCAAAGGTACTTCTATTGGTAGAGGACATTTAAATACATCCTCTATGAATAAAAGAAAGAAAGCGAATTATAAAAAATATAGAGGTCAAGGTAAGTAACAGTGGCGAAATATTCTAAATTTGATTCTGGTAACAAGAAAAGAACAAACGATAAATATAGAGCCGAACGAAAGAAAGTTCGGCATCAACAAACTGATAATCGAAAGAAAATAAATCATGAGAAGATTGATATATCAAGTTTACGTAGGCAAGAAATCTAAGTTATATGATGGTTGTGTTGATTCGGTAGCAAAGTATTGTGCTCGTCATAACATCGAGCACATTGTACAAAGAACTCCTATCCTTCGTATCAAGCCAAATGTCTTTACAACAAACCGCAGTAAAGAGTCTTATGAAAAACATGGTGGGTTTCTTCCCATCTACGAAAAAGAAAACGCTTTTGTACATCTAAAAGAATATGATCAGATTGCAATTGTCGACGCTGATATTTACATTCGTGAGTCTGCAGAAAATATATTCGAAGACTTTGGTACCGACCATGCCTTTGGTGCTGTCCTTGAATCCTCAATGCCTATCACCGATCAGTACATTGCGAAGATAATCAATTATTCTGCAATGCAGTATCGTGGTCTTTCCAAGAAAGGAAAATACCGAGAAGTATCTAAGATGGGTTACTCTTTCTATAACATGGGCTTGATTCTTCTTAACTCTGCGCAATTCGAACCATTCCTAAAAGGTTTGTCTCCAAAAGATTGGATTATGCAGAACGAGTTTACTGACTTTGTCGACGGTCAGGGTGCGTGGAAATGGAGCACAGATCAGACTCTGCTTAATTATTTCATATACAATTCAAAAGTGCCCACCAAAGATCTGCATTGGAAGTGGAATGGTTTGTTTACCGCCAATACAAAGATTAAAGAATGCTCTTTCGTGCATTTTTTCTTAAAGGATAAACTGCCGGCTCGAGGTGAAAACTTCAAAGAACTACTTAAAAAGTTATGAAAGCTCAGATTATCTACACTCCTTCCAACCCCGATTCTAAAAGGGTTGGAAAGGAATCATTAGAGTCGTTTAGAGCGCATAACGGATGGGATGTTTCTCTAGTAGAGGGCGTTGTTCGTTCAGACTTTGATGATCTAGTGAAAGGTGCTCGGCTACGAAATGATTTTGATACAAAGTTTGCTAAGAAAGGTCGACTATGGATGATGCACAGTGGAAACGATCAAGTCTGGCAAACTAAAAGAGCTTGTGTATACAATCATCTATATTTCTGGAAGAAAGTCATAGAGTCTAACGAAACGCAATGTTTTATTGAACACGATATAATTTGTATTGCTGACGCTGAAGAATATGAATTTGAAGATTATCTTATACTGAATATGGGTGACGCTTTTACCAATAAAAAATATCCAGTGCAGAAAGGAATACGGAACTATCCTGTTTCAATGAAAGAAAAGTATAACAATCTTTTGGATGATAAATCTTATCCGTTAGTGTATAATAAACCTAACGTTTGGGAGAATTCTTATATGGTTCCTGGAACTGCTGCATATGCTATCACACCAGCAGGAGCAAAGAAAATGCTCGAGGCTGCATTGACTATTGGCTTGGACCAGTCAGATTTTATATTAAACACAAAGAATTGCAAGGTTGAGTACATTAACCCCAGCCCTGTTGTTTTCAATACGCAATATGTTACAACGAGTTGGGGTTTATAGTGGCTAAGATTCCAGGAGCAGAAGGTAATAATCGTATACCAATGGTCGCAGTTGATCAATGGGAAATGATTGAACATCGAAAAAAACAAGAGCTCGAGCATTGGGATAAAATTAAAGAACGAAATGCATTGAACTCTATTTTGACGATCGAGATTAATACTACAGAACTATGCAATCGAACCTGTGTGTTCTGTCCTCGACACGACCCAAAAGTCTATGATAATCGTAACCTACATCTAACAGTCAAAGGCGCTACAATCATTGCAGAGGAGCTCGAGCGTTCTTCCTTCGAAGGTAAGATATCTTTTAGTGGCTTCGGCGAGAATCTTCTAAACCCTTGGTTCCCAGAGATTATTAGTGTGTTTCGTAAACACAGACCAAGTAATGTCATTGAGTGTAACACCAACGGCGACAAGCTAGACGAGCACTACGCTCGAAGAATCTTTGATGCAGGTATGTCGATCATCTATGTGAATCTGTATGATGGTATGGAACAGGTAGACCATTTTGACGAGTTGTTTGATCTTGCCGGCATTTCTCAAGAGAGGTATAAGTATAGAGTGCACTGGGGCGGTATGGAGAACCATGGCCTCGTGTTAAACAATCGAAGTGGCGTTGTTGACTGGATGGGTATTGACGAGTCGACAATTGAAGCTGTCAAGGACAAGCCCTGTTACTATCCATTCTATAAGATGTTTGTTGATTGGAACGGTGATTGTATTCTTTGTTGCAATGATTGGAACAGAGAGCAAGTGGTGGGTAATTTGATTACACAAAGCCTGAGTGATGTTTGGTTTGGCAAACCAATGACAAAGATAAGAAACAAGTTAAAAAAAGGCAACCGCACAGAAAAACCTTGTAATAAATGTAATGTAGATGGTACATTATTTGGTAAACCATCTTTCGATTTTATTAACGCACTAGGATCTACAACTGATGAATGAAATATTCCAACAAATGAATAAAAAAGATAAGAAGGAAAAAACCTTCAGGGTTGATCATCCTTCGACGATATGGAAAAAAATTAACTCGCCTTTTCAACTTGCTAATTTTTTAAACAATCAGGACAGAATATATGATGTAATGTCGCTATTAAATCCTAAAAAACCAAAGGGAATGAAAAAAGTTAGAATCGGCGAACAGAATGATGGTGGATATGTTTTTATAGAAGATCTCTTAAAAGGCGGCAAGGTTGCCTATTCTATTGGCATTGGTAAGACAGTTAAGTTTGAAGAGGCAATTGAAGCATATGGTCACCATATATGGATGTATGATCATACTGTTGACGGTAGCAGGTTTGCTACACCAAACCGAACAATTCAAAAAATAGGGATTGGTCCTAAAAACAAGGGTGAACTGCAGACCTTAAAGACAATGATCGCGAACAATAACCATTCTAATGAAGACAACATGCTTTTGCAGATGGACTGTGAAGGAGCAGAATGGGATGTCTTTTCTTCTATGAATCCAGACGACCTTAAAGGTTTTTCTCAGCTTTGTGTAGAGATGCATTGGTTTGTTTCTTATTTTTCACAAGCACATACCACAGACCTTATCGAGAACGCGCTACAGAAACTTCGAAAACACTTTACTCCTTGCCATGTACATGCAAACAATTGGTCAGGTTTCTATAAGATTCCAGGTAAACCTCCAGTGGCGGAGACCTTTGAGGTCACATGGATACGCAATGATCTAGTAGAATGGGATGAATCGGAAGAAGTTTATCCAACAGAATTTGACTCGCCTTGTAACGCTACAAGATATGAAATTGAATTAGGCAATGCCCAATGGTAAAAAACATCGCAATACGTTCGATGTCTATGTGGCGAAAGGGCGTGCCCTATACAACTCCAGGAGTAGGCGATAGGATACACGCGGTTCTATTTGGCCAGAAATATGCAGATGCACATATGTGTGATGTTGTTCTACATTTAACCTCTGACAAATATGGTAAGCAAGCTAAGAAAGACACATGGGCAGCATTGAGTGAAATGACTCGAGGTAAAGTCAAAGTTAAAGCATGGCCAGTCTGCGGTTTATCAGAACCAGATTGGTTAGAATATCTTAAAAATCAAGGGGTCGAAGATCCACAGACTTACTACTATAAAGATCATATTGATCTACAACCTCTTGGTCCAGTTAAAGGCATTGACCTTATTGACGCGGATGAATACCTTACAGAGTCACCAAAACTTGAACCAATTGATTGTTCTAGTGAAATTGTTTTGCCTCAGAGGTATGTAACTGTTCAATGGGATTCAGCTGACAGCAGTAGACAATTGTCTCCGTTAATGTTGAATAAAATTGAAAATGAGTATAGAATAAAAGGACTAGACCTAGTAGTCGTCGGTGGACAGGCTAAAAGCCGCCACTTAAGAAATTCTTTAAAACACGTTGGGTTTTGTATGGCAAACTCTGAAGGTCATGTTGGAATCGATTCCGGCATGTTGCATATGGCTTCATTATATGTTGCATGGAATTTAATAGACATTTATAATCCAATAGGAAACATCAAAGGTAAATCTTCGCATCATGTGTATCGCATGCATAAACATGGCGCTAAAGTTAATACTTACACATAAGGAATAAATTATGAGAGCATGGGAAGAATATAAATCAGCAAACACGGTCGAGGAAGCTCAGGCTATACAAGAAACTCTTCTCACCAAAGACATCGCAGAGGAAAGACAAAATTCGTTTAAGCGTTTGCGTTCTCTAATGCGATATGCAGCCAAATGTGAATCTGTTAAAGAAATTGGAATATTCCAAGGCAGTTCATTAATGGCAATGATGATTCAAGACAGCGTTAAACACGGCGTTGGGATCGATATTAACCTGAATCACTTTAAAAAATATCTGAAACCTTTATTAGTAGAATATTGTGAACGTAAAGGAAAGACATTAAAAAGCCATGGCGTCAGTTCTTTAGATGTATCAACTGTTAGTTCTGTCGATATGCTTCATATCGACAGTTTGCACCACCCCTCTCATTTAAAAAAAGAACTACAAACACATCATATGTCTGTTAAGAAGTACATTGCCTTTCATGATATAAAACAAAACGATTGGGCTTTACTTAAAGTCATTGAAGAATTTTGCCAAAACAATCCCGAATGGTCCGTTGTTGAACGGTTAACTGGAGGAGGTGCCGGACATGCAGTGATCGCCCGTGACGCCACTGAAGATGACTTAGGAGATATTCAAGAGAAACCTCCTGGACCAACAAAACGTATTAGCAGTTAAAATGGGAATGGGGGATGATATGTTTTTTCTCGGCGAAGCGGAGAAAATCTTTAAAGAAACTGGCCAACTGGTAAGGCCAGTTGGTAGTGGTAAATCTCCTCTTTTTAATAACGTTGAGTTTCTATCGGACAGCGGAGTAACTGTCAACACAAGAGACACCACTCCAGAAAAAACAGACTATAGAATACAGTATATGTGCTCAGAAGAGAAAAGGACTATTCTGGGTAAGAAAATGGTCTGGCGGCCATATAAGATTAAACCTTTTCATATTCGATTCACCGAGAAAGAATTAGAAACCGCAGATAAAATTTTAGAAGAACACAATGTACCAAAAGAGTTTGTTGCGATTAATCCTGACTTTAAAAAAACATTCTTCGGTTCGAATAAAAACTGGGGGATCAAGAAGTATCAAGAGTTAGTAGACAGGCTTGACGGCCTTGTTGACCTGCCTTGTGTTCGAATAATGCCTAAAGGGATCTACAAAGAGCCTTTAATTAAAGGCGCGATAAATATTGAGAGCACAGACGTTCGTGTTTCTTTTGCCATGTTAAGAAACGCGAAATTCGGTGTTGGATATATCGGAATGTTTATCCACGCACTAGGAGGTATGGGTATACCTTGCGTTGTTTTACAGGGTGGTATAGCAAACACAACGATTGGCGAATATCCTGGTCATATCAATATAGAATATGATCATCCAGAGTCGCCCTGCGGTAACACTTACGAATGTTCACATTGTGCTGACGCCAATGAATGGATGACAGTTGATATGATTTTTAATGCATGCAGGAAATTATTATGAGCGATCACACGATACAATTTGGAGGTAAGATTTACCCGAAACTGCAACAAGAAGGATTTGCATCTCAATACGCATTTCCATTTGCTTCGAAGTTATTGAAAGGTAAAGGTGTTGATGTTGGATGTATGAAACCGGAATGGGCGTTTCCAGGAGCAATACCTGTAGACTTAGACTTTGACGATGAATGGCACGCCTTGAACCTTCCTGAAAATGAATTAGACTATGTTTTCTCTTCACATTGTCTCGAGCATCTATCCGACTGGGTTGGTGTTTTAGACTACTGGTATGAACAATTAAAAGTTGGTGGTCTTCTGTTTTTATACCTACCTAGTTATCAGCAAGAGTACTGGAAACCTTGGCATAACCGAAAACACGTAAACGTTTTAGAACCTCATATCATTCGTGATTGCCTTCAATCTAGAGGAAAATGGAGAGAAGTTATTGTTACCGACGGTTTTGACCTTAACCATTCGTTCTACGCGACAGCTCGAAAAGTTTAATGAAAGCTACTCCTCTCTATCCTTCTAATCCCGAGACTCTGTGTTTAAATCATAAGACAAAAGTTTTAGTGAATGGCGCGTTTGACATTCTACATACAGGCCACATCGATTTGTTCATGTACGCCAAGTCTTTAGGATATGTTATCTGCGCTATTGATAGTGACGAAAGAATACGGCAGAATAAAGGAATAGATCGCCCAGTTAACCCTTTGCCGGTTAGAGCCAAGATTTTGTCTCGTATAATTGACATTAACGAAGTTTGGTCATTTAACAGCGACGTTGAATTGATTTCTCTTATGTCTAGAGCAGACGTGAGGGTTATTGGATCCGATTGGAAAGGCAAAGATATTGTTGGTGAAGATCTAATCGATATCGATTTTTTTGAAAGAGTAAATGATGAAGCTACCACAAACACCCTTGAAGATTATATTAATCGGCGAAACCTGTTGGGACGCGTATAGATCTGGGACTGTTAACCGAATAAGTCCAGAGGCTCCTGTTCCTGTTTTAGACTGGCCAGGAATTGAAACGTGCCGAGAAGGTATGGCAATGAACGTTGCTGCCAATTTAGAAAATTTTGGAGCAGAGATCGATCTTCATACGAGGTATGTCGAACAAAAAATAAGATATTTTAGTGGACAGCACCAGCTGTTGCGAGTTGACATCCCTCTAGTTGGATGGCATCCGTTTGATCCCGAAGAAATCTCAGGCGAGAACCCCGCCGCCGTTGTCATCTCTGATTATAACAAAGGGTTTATATCTTATGACGCGATAAGATATATTCGAGCTAACTGCCATTGCCCAATGTTTATCGATACCAAGAAGCCAGACCTCAAACAATTTGACGGAATTATTACTAAAATAAATACTGATGAGTGGAACCGTAGAACAAGCGACCATCCTACTCCAGATCAATTAATCGTTACTGGAGGTGGCGGTAAGATTATATCTGGCAAAGAAGAATGGACTCCTCCTGAAATTGAGATGGTTGATGTCTGCGGAGCCGGAGATACTTTCTTTGCTGCATTTATTGTGAAGTTTCTTCAAACAAATAGTAAGTCTGACGCAATCGAATTTGCCATGAGAGCTGCAGCAGTTACTGTACAACACTTAGGAGTTTATGCTCCGACACTGGAGGAGATATGACTAGATTAGAAGGAACCGTGAAGAAAGCGTGGGGTTCAGAAATAATCTGGGCGACCAACGAACTGTATTGCGGAAAATTAATGAACTTTAATTCTGGTTGTTCGTTTTCTATGCACATGCATAAAGAGAAAGACGAAACTTGGTACGTGTTGTCTGGCAAATTTATTCTAAAATTAATAGACACGTCTGACGCTAGCGTTTCAGAAAAAATCCTAAATACTGGCGATGTATGGAGAAACGAACCTATGCTCCCGCATCAGCTCTACTGTCTCGAACAGGGCACTATTATCGAGGTGTCGACACCAGATTCTGTAGAGGACAATTACAGAGTAGGAAAAGGAAAAAAATAAAAATGAGATTTATTGTCGACATAGATAAGACTATCTGTTTAACATTAGACGGTAATTATTATACTGCATTGGCGATTAGAAAACACGTTGAAAAAATAAACGCTTTATATGACGCGGGGCATGAGATTATTTACTGGACAGCTCGCGGCGCTGTCTCTGGAAAAGACTGGAGCGCACTTACTAAGCAACAATTAGAAGACTGGGGTGTTCGGTATACAGAATTATGGATGAACAAACCGCATTATGATGTGTGGGTAGATGATAAGGCGGAATGGATATTTTAAAATGAAAGTAAAAATTATTGTAATGCACGGAAATGGGATTTCAGAAAGAGGTTATCACGCCTGTCGCCGTAGTGCAAGAAAGGTTAATGGCCCTGCGTTTTGGATGAACATATTTAAAGCTATACGCCCATGGGAAATTGAAGATCTGCAACAGAAGTATGGGTTATCATACACATATCCGACGAAAGAACCTAGGCTTGATTTTTCAACAGGCCTGAGTCTTTCGCCCTATGTTGGAAATACCGATACTCGTATTGCTTGTTTCTTTTCTCATTATCTCCTCTGGCAAGAATGCGTGGAAACACAAGAGCATTTTCTTATTCTAGAACATGATGTGGAATTTGTTAATAAAGTAAATTGGGATCATCTAGAAAAATCTAAGTACCAGATCATTGGGATTAACGATCCTCGAGGCGCAACGAGGCGCTCGCAAGAATATCATAACTTAGCACAAGCAAGAAATTACACAATTGCTCCTCCTCCATATATTGATGAACAACATGTGCCACAAGGACTTGCAGGCAATTCAGCCTACTATATAAAACCCCTTGGTGCACAAAAACTTATTGAGCTGGTTGATCAGCATGGCATTTGGCCCAACGACGCTATTATGTGCAAACAACTACTACCTGGAATGTTGGGTCAAACTAAAAAATATTATACAAAAGTGCAAGGGTTAGTTTCAACTACTACTACATTATGAAATCATTCGTAATAACTATAAAAGACAATAGTCTTTCTGAGCAAGCTGCAGAAAGATGTATTCGATCGATGCCAGATTTTAAAGTATTAAAGTTCTACGGCATTACTCCAAAGGACAACCCTCTAGAGATATTGAAAATAGAATCAATACCTGTTTCTGGGTTCCAAGAAAAGTATTCTTATCTTGAGTCCTGCATTGCGGCGTTTCTTTCTCATTATGCTCTATGGAAAAAATGTGTAGAGGATAAAGTAGAATATCAAATCTTCGAGCACGATGCTTTCTGCGTTGGAGAGTTACCTGAGTTTATAAATTATGACAAAGCGATATCTTTAGGCAAACCAAGTTATGGCAACTTCAACACCCCACTAATGTTAGGAACTAATCCTCTTGTTTCCAAGCGTTACTTTCCTGGGGCGCATGCGTATCGAATAAAACCAGCTGGCGCTAAAGAGCTGATCGCGCGCGCGAAAGTTGATGGTGGGCCAACAGACGTTTTCTTACACCTTGACAAATTCCCTTGGTTGCAAGAGTATTACCCTTGGCCAGTAGTCGCAAAAGACTCTTTCACCACAATACAGAAAACGCAAGGTTGTTTGGCGAAACATAATTGGCATGATGGGGTAGGTTATGAAATCGTACGATAAAGTTTTTGTTACAGGATGTGATGAAAAGACTGAGTGGCAGCTAGAATGGTTCCACAAAAATTTTAAAAAACACAATAAAACAATCCCTATTGTTTTTGCAGACTTTGGCGTTTCTGCAGAAATGCTTGAATGGATACACAAGATAAGCACATTTGATGATATAATTAGTATTCCTAAACAAAGAGTAAACGGCTGGTTTCTCAAGCCCAAAACACTGCAACTTATCAACGCAAAAAAACTCTGTTGGCTTGATACTGATTGCGAAGTTCTAGAAAATATCGAAGACATATGGAATCATTGCGAACCAGACAAGCTCGGGATGTGCGAAGACAGACCATGGTCTAAACGTTCTGGAGAGAAATGGTTTAATTCGGGTGTTATGGCAATTATAGATAAACCAAGAATATTAAACGCATGGATCGATGCATGCGCCAAGAAACCAAATCAAGGCGATCAAGAAGTTTTACATTTTATGATGGGTAATCCGCTTAATCAGGTTACTCACATCTGCCAGCTGCCTCATATGTATAACTGGCTTCGAATTGATGTTCAACACGATTCTACCGATAGCAATAAAAAAAGAATTATGCACTGGACTGGTGAGAAAGGTAATAACATAATAAGGAAAAAAATATATAATGGCTGAAAAAGTTTGGCACATAATTGGTAACGGCGATTTAGCAGCGGTATACAAATTTCGAGAAAGGGCAGGCAAAAAAATAATCTGTAACATGCCTCCTTTTGATATGCCTGCAAACGAAGTTTACGCGACCGCCATGGTTGATTTTAAGATGATGATGGCTCTTACCGAAGGCTCCTTGAACCTAGATATGTACCCGTGGATCCTTGGCACTCGACCTAAGATCTGGATGAGCGACCCAAAACAATCAAACTTCTATTTAAAATATGCTGCAAACGTTCGCGAATTTTATACAGATGTTCCCAAGTATGCTAAGAATGCAACCAACTTCAACTGCGGAATGATGGCAGTACATTATGCCGTCCATAAAAAGAAAGCAGACGTTGTACATATGTATGGGTTTGATACGCTATTTGATTTTAATATGCGGTCAGTTACGGACCTTTACTTGAACAGCGACAGAGGAAACATAAACAATTTTAGGTTGATAGAGAATTGGCGACCTGTGTGGAACGGTATCTTTAAAGAAGCTGAACAAAAAACAGGAACTAAATTTATTCTTCATCACAATCACAATAATCTTAAAATCACTAATCGAGATAATATATCTGTCGAGACATATGACTTGAAAGAAGAAAAAAAGAAGAGTAAGATAAAGTCTTCGGGTCCGGTTGTTTCGAAAGAACAAATTAACAATATGAACCGCCAACAAAAAAGGGCCTATGAAGCCCAACTTCGAAAGGGTATATTAGGATAATATGTTTAAACACGCTCCAGTCGATCTAGGGTACGATGATTTATTAACAGAACAGAAAAACAATAAGAGGCATTATCGTTCTGGTTCGAATCTATACCCGTCAATTACAACTGTCCTCAGTGTATTAAGCGAAGAAGGTATCGCCAAGTGGCGAGCAAAAGTGGGCGATGAGGAAGCAGATAAGATCTCTTATCGAGCGGCCACTCGGGGAACTGCGGTTCATGAGATAATTGAGAAGTACATAAACAACGATCCAGAGTATCAATCTAGTTATATGCCGAACATTATTGGTAATTTTTTATCAGTCAAAAAAATTCTAGACGAACGAATTGGAGTAGTCTATGGTCAAGAACTTCCTCTCTATTCTGATCATTTACGCGTCGCTGGGCGCGTTGATTGCGTTGCTCAATTTGACGGCAAGGATTCAATCATTGACTTTAAAACCAGTCGAAAACCAAAACTCCGAAAGTATATCACTAACTACTTTCAACAAGAGTCTGCCTACGCGATCATGTGGGAAGAACGCACCAGAATGCCAATTACCCAACTCGTTACCATAGTCGCAGTAGACGACGCCAAGCCCCAAGTGTTTGTGGAACATAGAGATAAATGGGCTCCAGAACTCCTCAAGACAATAAAACTCTTCGAAAATCAATAACTTACCTCTAGTTTTAATTCGTCATTTCGTATGGTATAATAATATCATAAGCAAAAAAGGACGGAAATATGATCGCAGTATACCAGTGGCACCTCTCTGACGAATTGTCTGACCTCATTAATCGTGATGGTTGGATGGCTAATGAAACCACTACGGCTTACGCTGATAAGGGTTGCAGTTGGATGATCGATGATGGTCGATTTGATGCTGCTAAGTGGTTTTACCAATATGAATTGGTCGCTACTTGCAAAACGGATGATCCTGAAGAAGCGTTCGTTCTGATGAACCTCTGGAATGATCCTGACCGAGTTTGCAAAATCGGTGCTCGGGTCGCTTCCTTGTCAATTGGTGATATCCTTGAAGTTGCTGGTGGTAAATTTCTTCTCTGTACTGGTGAGGGTTTCCAAGAAATCTTTCCTGTAAACGGCCATATCACTAGAGTTGCTGCTGGTTAATTTGAAGAATATCAATAACTTAGCTGTGGTTTTATTTCAGGACTTTGCGGGGTATAATTACCTTGTAAGCAAAAAGGAGTTGGCGTAATGGATAGAGTTAAACTGAATCATGAAGTGGGATCGGTGTACATTCCTAAAGATCGTCGGAAGCCTGTTGAGAATCCTATGTTCGCTGATCAAAATTTTGATGAGACGTTCATGCAAGGTGTGATCGGATCTTTTATCGGTTCAATGGTTATCTTCGGAACTCTGTTAGCAATCTTGGTGCTTGTATAATGAATTATAAAAAATTTGACATTGCTGTACTCAATGAAACTATTGGATGGAAAT